ACGGACCCGGTCTGGACTTCGGACAAACCCGGATATTATACCAGCACCCAAGTCGACAACCTGCCGGTTTCAACCTTCACAAACGACGTCCCTTACTTGACAAGCTACTCGGAGACGGACCCGGTCTGGACTTCGGACAAACCCGGATATTATACCAGCACCCAAGTCGACAACCTGCCGGTTTCAACCTTCACAAACGACGTCCCTTACTTGACAAGCTACTCGGAGACGGACCCGGTCTTTAATACATACTTTGATTACAATGTCCCAAACCTAAACATGAAAAGCACAGTCGCAGCACTGAATCTCGCGACCGGATGGTTCCCATCGATAAACGTAATCGGAAATGAATCTGGCGGAATAGCAGGATCCGGAGTTTTGAGCTTACAAAGTAAAAGAGCAGCAAGCTCACAAAATGCGGACAAACTCGGATGGATAATTTTGTCCGGTACTATTTCAGGATCAGAGCAAGATGCTGCTTACGTAAGAGCCGTCGCAGAAAACGACTGGACCACAGCAGAGAACTCGGTCGCCGGCCTTGAATTTTACACATTAAAATCAGGAGAAGCAAATCCAAGCATTTCAATGCATATCAGCAACGAGGGATATGTGAAAATTCCACACATACCGACTGATGCAAATCCCACAAATTTAGTCACAGTCACCGCGAGCGGAATATTAAAGAAAACAGACCTGCTTACAGGAGACACCTCGTTTTTCAATTATACAACAGGAAAGATTACAGCCAAACCGTCGGTGGAAAATATGGAAATAAATGGAAGGTACGGATCATTTATTTTGAACGGTACGGATTACGACTACGGTGGTTTCATATTGCCGACACAGCCGACAATCACAACTCGAATGGTTACAAGTAATCCAATAAACACAAATACAAAACTGGCGAGTTTTCAAATTGGCGGAGTGACAACAAACGGCGGAACCGGACTCGGGACCAACGTAGAGATTGCAGCTTACGCATCAGAAAACTGGCTTACAAATCAATCATTAGGAAACATTTTAAAAATCAACACAGTAAAAACTGGCGCTGTTGTAGGTACAACAGCACTCGAGATCGATGGAACACAAAACGTGATAATAACAGAAAACCTCAACATTGGAAGTGGAGCGGTAGAAGCCGGAAATTTGAGTGATGGATCTGAGATCACGGTCACAGACGAAAACGGTCAAGCATTAATTATCGCAAATGGAGCGGCGCAAGCATATGACGGGAACGCCTCAGCATTTCAGGCAAGAGATGCAACTTACGGTGGTATCGCCGCATTTTATTGTAAAGGTGGCAGAGCTGGCATGAGCTATTACAGCGCCGACTCAGCCTCATGGTTGGAGCTATTCAGGATAAGAGAAACAGAGATCGCAGAGATTGGAAACGCAGGTCTTGAGCGCTTAGATTTTATGGCAAGCGCCGCGCATATTGATCCAAACATGTCCATGGTTTACGGAAAGACCGGAATAAATACAACGGAGCCAGAAGCGACGCTGCACATTCACGGAGACAGCTCCGATTTAATCCCTTTATATTTTGACGGAGAAACGATCGCGGATCGAATAATATCCCTTGATGGGATAAAAATATATGATGACGTCGCCGGCGGAGTCAGCTCGGTGCTTTCATTAAAAGCAACATACATCCCTGTTGGAGCAAATACAAACAGCCAATATCAGGGGATCACTCAAAACATCCAGATCGGTGACGACATAACAACAACATCAAACAACATAACAGCGGTCACACCAAACCAAGTAAAAACAACGATAAACACAGCTTACAGCGGAGAAATACTTACATGGAAAGGTGTTGATATTGTAGGAATAAACAACCAAAGTACAAGCGGAACGGTTCGCGATCAATTCGGTTTATACATAACAGACATGGACCAGCAGTCGACCGGATTAAATTATGGGATTTATTCATTAACAAAATCTTACATAAGCCCCGGCCTCGACGCCAACGAATACGTTAGAGCGGACTCGGTCACGAGCTCAACTGATAACACTGCATTAATAATTAGCGGAGCCGGATCCGGAATTGTAAGAGTCGAGGATGGTCTGAGGGTTACCGGGATGACCGCAATCGAAGGCGCGCTCACAGCAGAAGCAAACATGAAGACAGAAGCAAGCCGAGGCCTTAATTATAGAGTAATAACTGGAGACATTGGAACAGCCGCGTCTTATCCGGCATCCGGTGATGATTATATATTTTTTGAATCGCTAAAAATATCAAGGACCGCATCATTAAACAACGGATCGATTGACGGTCAAATAGTAACTTTAATAAATAGAGACGGCACACACTCCGTCGGGTTTTCTGGAAACATAGATGCCGGGAGTTACAGCCTTCCAGCCGGGCACACGGCGGAAATTTTGTGGCGAAATTCAGAAACGACATGGGTGCTCACAAAAGTGACAACAAATTAATCTCAGAATAAATAAAATCAGTATTTTTATAAAAGGAAAAGAAAAACAACAACAAAACAGAAAAGGAGGTTAAAATGAATCAAGGCGCAAAACAACCGAAATACATGCCAATAATTTATACAGTAATTGCCGCTTTAATAATTGGAGTTTTTGGATTTACGGCAAAAACGGTGGTCGTTTCAAGAGCCGATGTTCAGGAGCAAGAATTAAAAAAAGATATAAAATCCATCGAGATGCAGATCGAGTCCATAAGGATGGAGCACGACAAAGACATGGCTGAAATCCAATCAGAGATCAGCCAAATAAAAAAACAGAGCGTGAGTGTAGATAAATTTGATGGATTGTGCCGGGAGTTAGAGCGAATGAACCAAACAATTTCATTAATAGAAAGGAGAACTTATGAAATCTGGAAAGCAGACAAGTGAAGATTTGAAGCTTACGATCCAAGAAGCAAAAGCAAGAATGAAGGAACCGACGCCGGAATTTTTTAAAAAATGGGCGCGTTGGATGTACCTTGTTGCTGGAATAGCTGCAATCCCAGCAGCGGTCCTGCCGGTTGTAGGTCTCCCGATTTGGGGTGCAGTAATAGGAGCAGTTGGAGCCGGGGCTGCTGTTTCAGGGAAAACGGTCTCCGCATTGACCAGCACAAAAAGAAATTAATGCTTATATTTGGAGTCTACATTTATAAACCATAAAAATAAAAAAACATGACAGAAGTAATCAAAGAAGGTGAACTCGGAATTGAGAACACCAATGCAGCAATTGAAGACGCGGTCGTCGTTCTGACCGACATCAGAAACAAAGTGACCGATGGACTGGAGCCAATCGAAATCTTCCAAATAATAACCGGAAACACAGATGAGGTCGTCCGGATTATAAACAAGCGAAAGGAAATCGCCGCAGAGTTTAAAGACCTCCAAGGAACAATCATGGAAGGTGAGACAAGCCAAGTCATCGCAAAATTTGTTGAAGTATATCAGGCAAAAACACCTGAAGAAGAAAAGATGGTCGAGGCGATAGTCATCGCGGCTTTTGCAGTAAAGGATGCGATCGATGCCGTCGGCGAATTCAGAGAGTCACTCAAGGAGCCAGAAGAATAAAACAGTGACACCAATAAAAATAAAAACAGGACGTCGCCTCGGTCTCCAGATAGGGATCGAAGGCGATTTTTTTACAACAATAAACACAGAACATGAAAAAAGAAAACATGCAGCACCTCGAGAGGCAGTCAACGGTTTTAAAAATACACTTTCGCGACGAGAACGAAATCTGCTCCTTCGGATTGGCATCTATAATAAATTACGAAGGAAATCAAACCGACTGCAAATTAAAAACGTACATATTAGCACCACCATGGAAAAACAACGAGGTCAACGTCTCCAGAATAATGAATGGGATATACTTAGCAAAAAAGAAAAACCCAACAAAAAACATAAAACACAAACACATTGAGATCCTAAACGTTCCGGGCCGCACCGGAATCCTGATCCATAGATTTAATGAAGTAACGGAAACAGAAGGATGCATGGGACCGGGGTCCAATTTCCAATCAACAACAGAAAAAAACGGACACAGGAATTATAAAATGATAGACAGCGAAAAAGCGCTGAATCAAATGCTTAAACTTTTACCTGATATTTTCATCGTTGAGGTTTTATAAATAGCGACGGCCGACAAAGGCGGTCGTTTTTTTTTGGAGCTAAACAGAAGTGCCCCGGGCCCCGAGGCTTACATCGTGGATTCACCCGTTTGTTTGGAAGAAAAACCCCGATTTAAATGTGAAGTGCCCCGGGCCATTTCAGGAGCAAAAATGCTGCGAGGGTTATGGTGCGAAAATACCCCGAAATAAAAAAAAATGACATTTTTTGCATTTTTTTTCATAAAACGCTTGCGTCGTATAACATAATGTGTTACCTTTACATCAGTAAAGAAACAAAGAACAAACCATAAAAAAACAGCATTATGACAACACAAGAAATTATTTTCAAAACAGTACCAACAGCAAATGAAATCCGATTAACCAAAGCAGATATGGCAAATCCAAAGCAGCACGGCCGGGTCATGATGACATCACTTGTTAATGGGGACGGCGGCGGAGTTTTCTGCTGGGATTACCACAAGCAAAAAATTGTAAAACAAGACGAATTAACAAAATAAGAACCATGCCCCGGGATTGAACCCGGGGCACAAAAAAAACAAAAATGAGAATAAAAGAAATCATTAAAGAAAAGAAAGACGAGGGTCAGAAAATATTACTAAAAGACCTCGCCTCGGACGTTTTCAAAGACAGCTCTCATCCATACATTAAGCTTAACCGGATCCTTGAAGGCAAAACGAAATCGATCGAAATCGACAAAATAAAGCCGATCGCAGAATTCCTTGGAGTCTCAGTCGGTGAACTCTTTGGAGAAAAACCAACAGAGCTCACACCGGAAGCCAAAGAATACTTAAAGATGCTAATATTTGAGGATGCCAGAATCAAAAGCGACAACTCAGATGAAGACTTTAAAAAAGCCGGAATTGCAACAGATATCCTGATTGCCTTGTTTTCAGCAAAAAGCAACGAATTAGAAACTTACACAAACATAGTATCATGAAGAACTTAGAACAAATCCAAATTTCAGCAGACGTCGCGGAATTTTTTGACGAAAAAGCATTTAAGGAATCACCGGTGCGACTTCAACGAATAGAGTACAAAGGAATGCGCTTATATTTTGAGGTGACGCCATCCGATGAGGTAAAATTCTACCTTGGGATCACGACCTTAACACACCGAGTGATGCCGACCTCACCGTTCCTTATTGATTGGAAGATCCAGATGGGAAAAAAAGAGGCAGAAATCTACACGGACCAGCGCGCAAAATATGGGACATTTATGCACCGGCAAATCGCATTACTTACAATCAACAATAAACTCGACTTAGAGAAAATGTATGACGAGCTGAAGGAATACATGGAGCTCGAGAACGTACCGGTTAATTTGACCCGGGAATGGTATGACGACCTGCTGAATGATACGCTTGCATGGGCGCAATTCATGAAGGACACGAATTACAAGCCATTAGCGGTCGAGATTAAACTTAAGCACTCCTCCGGATTTGCCACAACGCTGGATCAGGCCGGAGAAATAACAATTGAAGAAATGGGTTTTTTTGGTGAGGTCTACAAGTCAGGAGACAAGAAAGGACAACCAAAAAAAACAAAAGGAATCGTAAAAAAAAGGGTCATTATTGACTTGAAGTCAGGCAGAAATAATTTTTATGAATCACATGAAGCACAGCTTTGTGGCCAAAGACGCGCATGGAATGAGAACTTTAAAGACGTGCCAATTCATGAAATATACAACTGGTCGCCAAAGGAGTGGAAAACGGAAACACCAACATACAACTTTAAAAGGCAGACCGAAACAAGTCAGGAAGAAAAACTCGACAGTTACATCGCACTCGCAGGATTGGAGTCGTTGTCCGAGGTCGCTCCTTTTAAAATAATGGGTGGGATCATAGACCTTAAGGAGCCGGACCTGAAAAATAATATTAGTATTATAGAACCGTCGGATTTCATAAAACAATATTATAATGAAAGCAAGAATAAAACGACCAAACCCAGAGCATAGTGCTCCGGGTTTGCCCCGATTGGGATGGGTAAAGATCGGAGAAAAAAACAACAGAGGACTGCCTCAGAGCTTGGATTATTTCATTGCCACCGGCAAATACAGCGAGGTCTTCATGCAGGAAATAGGAAAGACCAATCGATTAGAAATCACGTTTATCAGTGACGATCCGAAAATCAGCTGTCGCGAGGCATTCGAATATTACACCGACAAAGGCCGTCTCTTTGCAGAAGGCGATGGTGAAAATTTTAAAGTTTGGGATGAAAAGAGCCAGACTTATAAAAATTACAGCATAGAAAAATGGCCAACGCTAATGGGAGATGTTGAACGATTTGCCGCAAGTAAAACCGGATGGCGCACTTCAATGACTTTGAACTTTTTAGTTTTGAGACTCAATAAAATTTATGGATTCTGGAGTTTTAAAACGAACGGAAAGGAGTCATCGGTCAATAATATAAGGGAATCATTTGACGGTTTTATTTTAAAACACGACACGGTCGTCGGGGTTCCATTTGACCTTACTGTTGAGATGGTCGGAAGCAATAAGCCCGGAGTTTTGAGCAAATATCCAGTGGTTAACTTAATCGCGAACGCGACTGCATACGAAAAAATCAATTTTATAAAACCAGATAAAATGATTGGAACATGAGAATTATTACAATAAATCAGGAATCCGCAAGGATAAACGGAATCAACGTCGGGATAAAAGAGCTTGCAATTTTAAATTATTTAATGACAGCAGCAGACCATAAAGACACGCAAAGAATCGGCGCTTACTTTTTACCAAATTATCGAATGATAATGAGAGACATGCCAATTTTAAAAATTCAGAGTGTTGAAACAATCAGAAAAAAAGTAGAGTCACTGATTGAGGATGGGCTGCTCGAAAGACACCCAACTTATCCCTCATTTTTAGTTTTCAGCGAAAAGTGCAGGAAATACGAATTTTTCAAAATATAAGGAGCGCGATGAAATACGTCTATTTTTTGAATAATAAAGCCTTGATGGATTTAAACATCCGGGTCGGCTATATGGATATAATAATATTTGAATTTATACACAGCTTCAGTAAATACGAAAGATGTGAAACAAAGGAGCTCAACGGCGAGACTTATTACTGGGTTTCACATACCCAGATACAAAAAAACATAATAAGTGACATCGAAAGCACATCCGGGATTATAAAAAGAATAAATCACCTTGTAACAGCAGGATTAATTAAAAAGCACCCGGACTGTAGAAGACTGCGCCGATCATATTATGCATTTACACCATTAGCAAAACAATATTTTCAAATTTCGACATTTAAGACAGACGATGACTCTGGACAAAATGGACAGAGATCACTGGACGAAACGGACAGAGATCACTGGACAAAACGGACAGAGGATTATAATACTAATGATTCTAATGATGAAGTAATGAAAAAAGAAATAAAACAGACAACACTTTTTGAAGACAATGAAATCGAAAACAAAGAGCTTAGATTTGAAGACAGCCCTGCAAATAATATCGAATATGTAAGAAAAAAATTAAAGGACGCGGTCGACGCTGGTATAAATGTCGACTTTTACTTTGAATCAGTCGCGGACTGGGCCGCAACAATACCCAAGAGATCCAGCAAAGGGAAAAGGACCACAAGAGGATGGATCGCAACAATCAGAACATTTATCAGAGCAGCAAAAACAAGCGGAAAACTTGAGATGCTTAAAAATAATGAAATCGACGCTAATAACAACAAAACCGGAATTTTGGATGACGAGATCCGTCTCCGGGAAATTTTGGAGGATTAATTATGACACAGATCGAATTACATAAAAGCAACCTCACTCCGGTACAACAGGAGCTTGTGCGGTCCGCAAACAAAAAAACAATCGCGACCAGAGCCAATGAAGATAAAATGCAATTGCAGCACGACTTAAGGCTGGCATTGAATAAGATAATGAGAAAGGTCGGAATCAGAATCGCAGCTCCCGGAAGTGAAAATGAAAAATATCAGACCTTACAAATAATCGACGGGATCGACATCCTGATGCGGCATTACTACAATTTTACAATATCCGAAATTTTAAGCGCGTTTGATTTCATGCTTGCAGGCAGATTAAATAAATATATAAGACAGCGCGACAACAGAGCTCCGGTGGACCATTATCAATCTTTTGATATAACATACATCACCCGGGTTTTAAATGCCTTCAAAGAATACAAATCGGATGCAATAAAATTAATAAATCCAGAATACCTGCCAGCATCAAAGCAATTGAAGGAAAGCACAATCACAACGATGAGCCCCGAAAGTTTGGAGCGCTTAACTTGGGAATTGATAGAGCATGAGTTTGAAAAATATAAAAGAGACGGTCGTTTCAGATTTTACATCCCCAGTGAAACCTTGAAATTTTTAAAATCAAAAGGAGCCAGAATCGAAGTGGAGCCGGTGACAGATAAAGACATTGCAAAATCAATGGCGGCATTGTTGACAATAGGATATATGGAGCCACACACAAAAAAAGATATTGAAACAAAAAAAGAAAAAAGCTCGAGGGTTATCCTCGATTCAGAAAACAATAAAATCAACAAAGCCATTCGTGATTTTTTCGACCAACTAATAAAGGAAAATAAAACTATAAAAGACTTTAAGGATGAAAAGAAAATACAGGATTAAAAGGAGATCAAAGCGATTCGAAGGAGAAACTCGAATTATACACATCACCATCGCCGAAGTTTTCGCTTGGATATTTTGCGCGATAATAATGGCCGCAGGAATAATGCTTTTTTATAAATGGAAAAACAGTGACCAAAGGACCAATGAAAAAAAAGCGATGATAAGGACTGAGCTGCTGATTGATCAAAACCGACAATTGCAAAAAGAAAACGAGGCATTAAGAAGCCTAAACAAAACACAGGCCGAGGTTTATGATTCCTTTTTTTTGGAAGATTACGACAACGGACTCGATGAGTTACATCGGATTCTTTGGAGCATGAAGCCCGGAGACAAGATCCAAGTGAAAAAAATTGAATACAACCGGTTAAAAATTTCAATAAATAGTATCAGTGATAAATAAAAATGTTATATTAGCTGACAAGAAAGCAGATCATGAGACACCGCGATCAAGTAAAAGAAGCAAAACAGCGACTTAAGGAAAGGCCAACTCCAGAAACAAAATGGGGATTTGAGCATAAAAACATCACGCATTTATACGTTTCAGAGGCGGCAAGAAATCGAAACCTCAACAAATACATCGATAAAATAAATGAATCGCAGATAAAACAAATCAAAATAATAAACCCATGACAGTAATCGGAATCGATCCCGGGGCCAGCGGAGCAATCGTTACAATCACAGAAACGCGTCAAGTTTTCGCGATAAAAATGCCTAATACATACATTGGGATCCTTAACAGCATCAAAAACATAAAAGAAGGACGTGAAAATCTGATCGCATACATAGAGCGAGTCGGAAGCTTCCCAAGCGATAAAGAGGATGATCGATTCATGAGAATGGATGCCTTAATAAAAAATCAGGCAGCATTCATAATGGCGCTTATTTCAGAGGCGGTCCCATTTGTAGTCGTAAGCCCGGTCACATGGCAGAAACACCATGGCCTCCAGAACAAAAAAAACGAAAAATTATCCTACCAATTGAAAAAAAACAGGAACAGAGATCTGGCCGAAAAATATTATCCCGGGATAAACAAATACGCCGCAGATGCTTTACTTATTGCCGTTTTTGGTTTGGAGAACAGCCAGTCGGACCTTTTCATTTTAGATAAAGCAGAAAATTACAGGAATACTTACCCACAAAAACAACAAAAGACATGGAGCAAAAAATCAAAAGTTTAACGCGAGGACACGGTGAAGATGCTGAATTTTTCACGTCTGAACTCAGATATAAAAATACAAGTTTTTACGTCAATGAGATCAAACCGGTTTATAAAAGGACCGGTTGGAAGAAAAAACAAGTAATTGGTTATGACATAATAAAAAATGGCAAACGCATCGCGTACTGCGAAAGCGGAAACCTCCTGCTGCAATTTGAGCAAAACAAAGAAACAACTGAATTATAAATCACAAAAATTAAATGGCTATGAACGTAAAGGAAATCAAAATCAGAAATTTTAAAGGCATCGAATCGCTCGAGGCCAATTTTTCAGGCAGCGTCTATTTTTTTAGAGGCGAAAATGAAGTCGGTAAAAGCAGCTTAATTGATGCGATCCTAATCGGCCTCACCGGAGAAAGGTCCGCAAACTTACTCAAAAAAGGAGCTAAGGATGGTGAGATAAAATTAAAGGTCGGCGACCGCAAAGAAGAAATCGAAGTGAGTCTTGAATTTTCAACAGACAACCCACGGGGAAAATTCACGATAAAACAAGGAGGGTTTAAATCGAATAACAAGTCGGTCTTACAGTCCCTGTTCCAGTACAAGGAAATCGACGCGCAAAAATTCATCGCACTTTCAGAAACAAAACCCGGACGCCGGGAGCAAGTCGAAATTATTAGAGGCATGCTGACAGAAAAAAGCAGATCCGAAATTGATCAGATCACTGCCGAGATAATAAAAAAGAAAGAAGAAAGCAGCGGAATAATTGCACAAAAAAACTCATTGCAAAATCAAATAAAATCAGTCGAGACGATAAGCAATGCAGACTTAAAAAAATACAGTGATTACAGATCCGCATCAAAACTGACCGCTGAGATTCAGGAATTAACTGAATCTATAAATAAATACAGCGGAGCGGTCATGGGAATGCAGAACATGGAGCAACAACTGGACCGAGAGAAAAAAAGAAAGCAGGAAATACAAGAACATAGTGACAACAGGATCAAAGCACTCGAGGCTGAAATCGAACGTATAAAGCTGCAGATCGAAAAAGAAAAAAGCGACTGCCAGAATTCATGCATGCAGATCGATGAATCAATGCAGGAAATTAACGCGCGGTTAAAGAAGGCAGATGAGTGGTTTAAAAACAATGAAGCTCCAGACCAAAGCAAAGTCGATGAAAAACGCCGAGAACTTGATCAGATTGAAGAATTTAACCGGAACGTTAGACGGGTGCAGGATTATAAATCATTACAGGACCAGCTCGAAATTGTAATCGACAAAATCGAGCACCACAATGACGAGATAAAAAGTTTGGAAGATAAAAAGGCAGAAGCACTCAACAGCGCAAAATTAGGAATTAAAGGTTTGACCTTTGATGATGATGGCCTTTATTTGAACGGTATCCCATTTAAGACCGGCGAGGTTTCAACATCACAGGAAATGGAAGTGGCATTCAGAGTGATCGCGGCATTAAACAAAAAAACCAAAGTCGGTTTTTTGGGTCGAGGTGAATCGCTCGGAAAAGAAAAAATGAAATATATCGTCGATTTCGCAAAGAGACACAAGCTGCAGCTTTTTATTGAGGAAGTAATCCGGGAGCAAGACCAACTCACAATCGAAGAATATGAGGTTACAGAGTAAAACGGTCGCCGGCCAGATAAACAAAAAAGGAAAGCTGTCAATCGAAATGAACGCGTTGGCAGATTTCCTTAATCAAAACGCTGGCCGGGACCTTACGATCACACTGCAGGTCGAGCCGAAGGAACCAAGCGCCGCAATGAAATCGTATTATTACAATTCCGTATTGTACGACATACAAGAAGGCCTGATGGAAACCGGAGTGCCGATGAGTATAAAACAGGTCGATCAATGGCTGAGGGATATGTCGGTTTTTTCTTTGGAAGAAAAAATCCATGACAACAAAATAATTCAGAAAACTCTGGAAATTTCAGAAATGAGCGATCGCCAAATGTACTGGTTTTTGTTCGACGTACAACGACTTGCAGCGGAAGTAAATGTGACAATAAAGGAACCCTTTTGTTTTACTAAAAAAATAATTACAAATGAACAGACAACTGACGAAAATCAAAACAGCCGGTAAGAAGACCGAGGTGACATTCATCGACAAAGATGGCCGTCCAAATACAATCGTAGGAGTCGAAAGACCACATCCTGACTTAGCTAAGGCCATGGATGAGTTAAAGATTCCGGTGGCCATAATTTTAGGTTACGACTATAATCGGCAATTGAGCAAGGTGCAGGTCGTGCCAGAAGATGAGACAAAGACAGCAATAAATAAATTGTACCTCATCAGGATTGATCAGATCGAAATCAAAGGAGCCAAAATCACCGGAGCTGATGACGACGCGAAAAAAGGAGTGCAAATCACTTACATTTTAAGACAGCCAGACGGACGTCCAACACCAGCCATGAACACTGCCCGGATCCCATTAAACGGTGACATCGGGATTGAGGACCAGCTCGAGAATTGGTGCGAGCTAATCGAAGCCGAGGCATTCGCTTACATAGATGGCGAAAAAAGAGCTCAACTCGAAATGTTCGACAACAGCGACCCGGATGAAGACCTCGACTCGCATGAAGACAATCCAAGCGATGAGGATTAAATCAATAAAAAACACAGAACCCCTGCCCGTCCAAATCACGACATGGTCGCAATATCAGTCATGGTTGAAGGCAGGGTTTGAACCGCTGGGAGACTGGCGGTTTTTTATAAATATAGACCTAAGAATCGAAATTCAATATTTGAAATTTTGTGGATCTATAAACAGAATTAACCTCGATCAGGCAAACCAAAAATTTTATAAATACTGTTACGACAACAGCCTGAAAATTTGCGCGGAGACAGGACAACCCATCCACCATTATCAGTCTGCTGTTGTTAGCCACATTTTAAGCCGGAGCAACAAACCAGAGATGGCATTTGATCCTCGAAACGTAAACATTCTGATCCCACAGATGCATGCCAAATGGGAGTGTAAAAACAGAGCTGGAGAAAACAAGGAAATGAGGATTTATAAAAGAAATCAAATTGTAATAAGGCAATTACTCCTCGAGTACAGATAAAAAAACAGCGGCCTGACCATAAAAAAATAACATTTTTTGCAACTTTTTTCAAAAAACACTTGCGTCGTATAACATAATGTGTTACCTTTACATCAGTAAAGAAACAAAGAACAACCCTAAAAAAACAAAGACATGACACGCGAAAAGTACAACCAATTAAACGAAAAGGCAAACAACGGAGAAATTAAAGAACAAAACAACCCGGCCTTCATTTTGAGAGGAACATCCATCCAGCTTTTAATACAAATCGCAAAAGGCGAGATCAATATGCAAGAGTTAGCAAAAAGAGAACTCGAAAATATTGGCCACGATATCAACGGAATGTGGGTAGGATTTGATAAAGAAATAAAATAAACAACCACCCCCGGGACCAACCCGGGGCCATTACAAACCAAAAAAAACAGACACCATGGCACAATTCAAATTAAACAAAGACGGCAAAATTAGCCAAGCAAAATCAGACGAATTATTATCAGCGATTTATGGCCTTGAATACTTCGGTGAAATAGGTTATCGCAGCCTGACACCAAACCAGCTCATGGATCACCTGATCCTTTTAGATAGAAAACCGATCCAATACAAAATCGAAAATGATGTCGTACATATATACCCTGCGCTCATAGAGTATAAAGTCGTAAAAAACACCTTTTATGGCGATTACAGAATCGTGAAACTTATAAACGGCGAGTTTGATAACGAATTTGATGGCAACTGGAGCGAAAGTCAAGCAAATGAAAAATGCAAACAAATGAACGATCTTATAAAAAAATAAAAAAACCAGCTCCGGGTTTCAGCAGGAACCCGGAGCACAAAAAACAAAAAAAATGGCAAAAGCAAATTTGAACAAAGTGATCCTGATTGGTCGATTAGGAAAAGACCCGGATTGTAAACTTCATGAAGGTGGATGGACCTCCGCGCGTTTTACAATGGCAACAGAGCGAGCTTACAAAAAGAAAGACGATAAGGAATGGACCATCGAAACAGACTGGCACAATGTAGATGCAGTCAACGCAACATTTGTCGAGAAATTCTTAAAAAAAGGATCCCTTGTGATGGTAGAGGGTTATCTCACAGCGCGGAAATATACCGGGAACGATGGAACCGAAAAATATTACCATTTTGTAAAAGGTAAGGTTTCATTAATTGACAACGGAATCGAACAGCAAGCAAGTACAAATGCACAACCACCAAAAGCGCATGTGCCAGAAGAAACAACTTATGACGAAAATCCGGACGATTTACCATTCTAAAAACATAGAGAAAAATTACACTTTTTGCCCTGATTGGTTTATGCGCGGTTTCTGGCCCTATAAATTTACATACCTAAAAAGAATAACAGACACAAAATATAATGAGTACAAGATCCAGAAAAAACCATCGCAGGAATTAATAAATCAATGCAGGAACGGAAAAATATTAATAACTAAGAGCCTCCGAAAAACAGCAGGAGATCCACTGTAAAAAAAATAAAATATGAAAATAGCATTTTTTGATTTAGAGACAACCGGGACCAATATTACCAAAGACAGGATTGTCGCAATCGCAATCCAAGTCGTAAATTTCAGGACCAGAGAGGTCGATGCATTAGAAACAAAAATCAATCCAGAGGTCCCGATCCCGGTTGAGGCAACAGAGATCCACGGCATCACAAATGAAGATGTAAAAGACAGCCCAAAATTTAGGGAAATTTCAGACGACGTCGTCTCGCTGTTTTCGAGCCACGCAATCGCCGGCCACAATATCCGAAAGTTTGACATCCCGGTTCTTTTGGAAGAACTAAACAGATGCGCAAAAACGATTGATTTAGCACAAAGGCCGATCATTGACACACTGGAAATTGAAAGAAAACTAAACGGTCACGACTTAAGCTCCGTTTTTAAAAGAAGATATGGATCAGAAATGATCGGAGCGCACGATGCAGCATCAGACGTTAGCGCCACAGTCGAAATTTTTAAATCACAATTTCAGGAACTAAACACAGGGAACGAAATCCTTACACTTGAGCAAATAGAGCAAAAAGTCAGCGGAGAAAAAACAGCCGATGCAGCTGGATATTTAAGGTTTGAGGATGACAAAATATTTTTTAACTTTGGCAAACATAAAGGAAAGGAAGCAACAGCGGAGCCAGATTACATCACATGGATGCTTAATGCAGACTTTCCTGCCGACACAAAAAAAATATTAAGACAGCTAAAAAAATAAATATACATAAAAAACGGCGGAGCTCATATCAGGCTTTATGGTTTGTTTTCTTTCTTTACTACTTTTCAACCGGCCACGCTCCCCGTTTTTTTTAAAACCAATAAAATGAAATTACACCAAATCACAAGAAAACAAGCTGAGAGCTTAGTCGCGTTTGAGCTAACAAAGGATCAAATGATTTTTAAAGGAAACCGGATGCACCTGCCGGATGAGCTAAAAGAGAAAATAAAACACCCAAACCCGGATGAACATCACGACATCACTGGAGCTGTTCAAAACGGGTGTTTTTTTATTTTTCAAATAACTGCGCACAAAATATTGAATCAAATATACTTAACAGAATCAGAGGCAGAGGCAAATGAGCTTGTAAAAAAAATATACCTAAGCGCACACGAACACGCCATCAGGTCCAGCGTCGAAAAAGGATATTACATCGAACCGCGTATTTTAAACGATTACCCATCTATAAAAAGTTTGGCAGATAAAAAACGCGGAACATTCAGGGAAATTAATGAGGCGCTTTTAATTATACAGAACGAAAACAAAAAATACTTTAACCCAGCAATGATCCCAAGCGAAATCTGGACAAAGGCGGAATCAATAAATTACAATAAAACGATCCTTGATCATTACGCAAAAGGACTCAAGATTTTTAAAATCAAAAATTGGTGTGGATGGGCATTAAATAAGAAAAATGCCGAGCGCAAAGCAAAAAAAGAACAATGAAAACTCAACTTGAAAAGGACATCCTCGATGAAATAAAAAAAGGCCGTCCGTTTCAGACAATCGCAAAGGAAAAAAACGTCACATATAACAAAGTCACAAATGTATTTTATGAATATCTTAACGAATACAAGACGCGCCAGAAATACAAAAAATAAATTGTTGCTGGCATTTTTATGGATCCTTTTAATCGTACTTTTTGCTGCGATAATTTCAGACGAAACTCCACAAAGCCCGGAAGCCACAGAGGACACTGTCATTATTAAGGATTCAAAAGAAATAAGCATTATCTGGATCACAGAAGATGGTGAAATATTACCACCAATAAAAATCAACGAAACAACAGTCCGCCGGATATTAATGGACCGGCGGCAAATTTATAAACCAATACCAAAAGAAAAATGAAAACAAAAGAAATCATTACAACGATCGCGGCGATTTTAATAATCGCGTTTATCACTAACTGCTCAAAGGAGCCAATCCAAGATGAGGGTTATCTGGCAAAAAACACAGAATTAGACAGCTTTACATATCAATTTGAAGGCGGTCTCTGGTATGGAATCAGTTTTTTTATTACCACAGAAAACAACGACATCGCATCGATTCTGGAGCCAATAAACGGGAAATTTGACATTGTAAAAACAACACAGCAAAATGGGTGCTTTGTATATTGGCCCGGGATAACAAATGACATCGGAGAAATAAATTTTTGTCATTCATACATGATACATATAAATGAGGATTGCAACCTCACGGTTTCAGGAACAGAAATCATCCCTCCGGTCATAAACATAACACCGGGATGGAGCAACATCGGGAATCCATACGCGACACCTCAACCAATAGAAAACGTTTATAATTTGCCCGGAAATGAATTTGACATTATAAAGGAGACAGTCGGTCAATTAGTGTACTGGCCATCCCAAGGAATAAATCAGATCGAAAACCTCATCCCCGGAAAAGGTTACACGGCACACCTCCAAACAGAAACAGATTCTGGAGCAAAGCTGATATTTTGCGATCAGGAATTTATCGAGAGCTACCATGATAAGTCAGGCAGAGAGTGCGAGTCAGAAAACGCATTCATTAAATTAACCGAAAACGGGATTGTTTACATTAATAAATAAAACGATGAAAATAACAGCCATAAAAAAGAACCCTAAAAATCCCCGGATAATAAAAGACGAACGGTTCATGGAGCTTGTAGAGTCGATTCGGAAATTCCCAAAAATGCTAAAATACCGTCCAATCGTAGTCGGTGAAGACGGGATGATCCTCGGCGGAAATATGCGATTTGAGGCTTTGATTTATTTGGGATATAAGGAAATCCCATCAGAATGGGTCAAAAAAGCATCGGACCTTACGGAGCAAGAAAAAAGACAGTTTGTTGTAAAAGATAACGTCAACTTTGGAGACTGGGACTGGGAACTTTTACAAAATGAGTATGACGAGGACGAGTTAAAAGAAATGGGTCTGGAGCTTATAGATCATAAGAAAAAAGAGCCGGAAGCATTTGATGACGATTATGAGGTCCCAGAGTCGGTCGACGTTTTCATCAAAGAAGGGGACCTTATAGAGATAGGACCTCATCGCTTGGTTTGCGGATCAAGTACAGACGAAAGCACATGGAGAATTTTATAATGCAGGGAAAAAAGCTGGACCTCATGATTACAGACCCACCTTATAATGTTGATTACGTAGGCAAAACAGAGGCAAAGCTCAAGATTCAGAACGATAAAATGGGGAACGCCGGATTTTACAATTTTTTGCTTGACTTTCATAAAGCCGGACTGCAATACACAAAGGACGGCGGTGCTTGGTATGTTTGGCATGCAGAGAGTGAAGGCATTAATTTTCGCTTGGCATTTGCCGATTCCGGTCTGATGATAAAGCAGTGCCTTATTTGGAGCAAAAACACCATGGTATTAGGTCGACAGGATTACCAATGGAAACACGAGCCCTGCCTGTATGGCTGGAAGCCGGGAGCCGCGCATTATTTTACAGAAGACCGAAAAAAAATTACTATAATTGATGAGGACCCGGTCGATTTCAATAAAATGAGCAAAAAGCAACTCCTCCAGATCCTAAAGGAAATGACCGAGCGCGATGAATACGTTACAATCATCCGAGAGGACAAACCGGCCAAAAGCAGACTGCACCCAACGATGAAACCGGTTAAATTGCTGGCGCCATTGGTAAAGAATAGCTCGAAAGTAGGAGAAATTGTCGGCGACGGTTTTATTGGAAGCGGAACCACGATGGTGACATCACATCAACTGGACCGGGTTTGTTACGCAATAGAGCTTGATCCAAAGTACATACAGGTTACAATTCATCGAATGATAAAACTGGATCCGAAACTTGAAGTCAGAATCAACGGAGAACCAATGACCAGAGAACAAATGGATCACCTTGTAAACGAATAACGATGCCGATCGATTATAAAAAATATTGCAGCGACTGGAAGATCAGAAGTAAATTTATCAGATTTTACAGAGCCAAAAACAGGTGTGAAATTTGCGGAGCTAAAAATTACGAGCCGCATCCAATAACAAAAAGCCACGTTGTACTTACTGTGGCACATTTGGATCACGATATAAACAATAATAATTTTTTTAACCTAAAGGCCATGTGCCAGCGCTGCCATTTAAGATATGACGCCAAACAGCATGCCGAAACAAAAAGGAAAAACAGACAAAACCAAAATCCATGAGACAGAAAAGATTACCGCGAAAAATAAAAAAAGCATTAACCGGATCAGGAAAGCAAAAAAAAATAAATAAAGCTGTTGCAGAAGTAAAAGCAGCCAGAAATAAGACGGTCAAATGCATAAAGGAATGGAGCGATGAGCACTGCCCAGTTTGTGATTACGTATATGAAAGAGAAATCGCACATCCCGGCGGTGGGTTGACAACCGTAACAGTGGCAGGTTGTGGGATGGGTTTTTTTGAGGCAGATATATAAAAAAAATACAAATGAAGGTAAAAGAACTGAAAATCGACACGCGGAATCCGTACCCAGCGACGGACCCAGAAATAAAGGACCTTGTAAATTCAATCAAGGAATTCCCTGAAATGATGAAATACAGGCCGATTATTTACGATCCTAAAACGATGACCCCGATCGCCGGGAATAAAAGACTCCGAGCGCTGCAGATTTTAAAATACGATGAGATCCCTGAAGGCTGGGCAATAAGTGCCTCAGACCTTACAGATGCACAAAAAAAACGATTTAAAATCGCCGACAACGTAAATCACGGGGCATGGGACTTGGATATAGTACTCGAAGATTACTCAGAAGACGAGGCCAAATCATGGGGCATTGAGATCCCAAAGAGTAAAAAGAAAAACGCGACGTTTCAGGAAAAGTTTAATGGGATAACAGACGATGACGCGAAAATGCCGATTGTACCAGATTTTATGGAAGATTACAACGCGTTTATCATAGTAACAAAAAACGAAATCGATGAAATATTTATCCGGAACCTTTTTAAAATAGCAGAGCCGACACACGACAATCAACATGGATTGAGTAAACGATTGACCAACGTGATAACAGTCGAGATGATAAAGGAAGCATTAAAATGGGAAAAATAAAAATAATAATACCATCAGCAGGAAGGCACGACCGGGTGCTTACGAATGTAAACAACCAGATCCTGTGCGTACCAGAATCGGAGCGAGGGTTATATGCGGACTCAAACAATTTCGAGATCGTAGGCCATCCACCGCTTAAAAGTTTGGCAGAAAAAAGAAACTGGATCCTTTCAAAATTCGGTGACGTTTTTATGATAGATGACGACATGGTCAGCTTTGAACGAGTATATAAAAAGGACAACCAAAAAATGACACCGACCGAAACAGAGAACCAGATCCTGTGGTTGTACGATTTCGCGATCAAAATAAATGCCTCATTGTTTGGTTTTTCAGAGGACCCAAACCCAAATCATTACAATCCATATAAGCCAATAATGCTGAAAGGGATCAGCGGCGGCGGCGCTTACGGAATTTTAAAGACTGGAGCATTACGGTTTAATGAACACCTTACAGCTGCAGATTCGCATTACATAACTCTGCTAAACAAATACAAAAACAGATATAATTTAATTGACACCCGTTTTTGTTTCAGGCCTAAAGACACATTCAGAGGTAAAGGCGGCCAGTCATTAAAGAGGACAATGGAAAGTGAAAAGCAAGACACACTGGAGCTCCGCCGATTGTTTGGAGAGGCTGTCCAGCTGAAGACACCAAAGAAAAACGCAAAACAAAATCACGAATATCAGCGAATAATAAAATGGAAATGGTAAGGAAAAAAGAAAACCCAAGGTGGGTCATTTACGCATTACGCTGCCCATTACAGGGGAAAATCCGTTACATAGGAAAATCCAGCAACGTAAAAGCGCGATACAAACAACACCTTAAAGATGCCGGATCAAAATCATACAAGAAGCTCTGGATCCAAAAATTAAACGAGCGCGGCCTTTTTCCGGTTTTAGAAATAATGGACACAGCCACAACAGAGCCAGAAGCCAGAGAAAAAGAAAACAGGCACGTCGCAAATCACCTCTCCACGGTTTACAATATTTTCATGCCCGGTAAAAATACGCCAACATGCCACGACTTCAGGAGCGACAACAATATAGAATTTGATTGCGAGTTTGAACCTCGCGAGTTTGACACTGATAAATTCAACCGAAGATGAGCTTTGAAATAAGATACAACCGATGGTCCGTTTTGATAGAAGAACAGCTCCGGGAGCAGGGTCTCCTTAGACCAATAAAATCCGACATTTTAAAAAAATACTATTTAGATGGGCACTCCATAGAAACAGCGGTCGCGCAATACATTACAGATCACGTAAAACTTAGTCTCCCGGTGCAAAAGGGTTCAAACAATGTCAAAAAACCGAGCCCGGGTGCAAAAGGTTACAAACAATGACGAAAATCCAAGCCCGGGTGCAAAAGGTGAGTAAAAGTGAACAGATCCCAGAAACGGGTGCAAAAGGTGACCAAAACTCGAGCCCGGGTGCAAAAGGTGACAAACAATGACAAAAACCAGAAACAGGGTGCAAAAGATGAGTAAAACTCGAGCCCGGGTGCAAAAGGTGACAAAAGGTGATAAAAACCCGAAACAAGGTGCAAAAGGTGAGTAAAAATGATAAAAACCGAAATCAGGGTGCAAAAAGTGACCAAAAGTGACACAACCCAAAATCAGGGTGCACCGGATGCACAAATAAAACAGCCCGGGTGAAAAAACATAGAAGATGTCGAAGCATAAGGGGAAAAATGCAGATTTCAAACACGCAACGAGGGTCATCTTTGGTTTTTCATCAAATAATGAAAGAAAAACAGCCAGAAAAAAAACAGGGTGCGCAATATGACATAAATCAAGACAACGGTGGCCAAAACAATAAAAAATGACAAAATCCCGGAATAGTATTAATCAGGTGACAAAAACACAGGACCGGGTGCAAAAGATGACAAAGGATGACAAAAAACAGAATAAAGGTGCACCGGGTGACCAAAGATGACGAAAATCAGAATAAAGGTGACAAGGATGACAAAAAAACCAGCCGAGGTGCAAAAGGTGACAAACAATGACAAAAACCAAGAACCGGGTGCAAAGGATGACAAAAAATGATAAAAACCAGAAACAGGGTGCAAAATATGACAGCAGATTAACACAGGATGCAAAAGGTTTAAAGAAATGCTAAAAACATAACATAATATGACATAAATAAAGAAGGTGATACAAATAAAAGACAAAGGTTTCAGCACAAAAAAAATATTTAAAAGAAAAAAGAAAAAATAAAGAAATTGCCCGGAGTGTGCAGCGCCAAAGCCCCTCCGGTTTCATACTTATAAAAACGCTATTTTTGTAAATAAAAAAAGGAGGCAAAATGACAACCGATGGACGCGGCAAACACCCAAACTCACAGTCAAACCTGCGGCCGGTAAAAAAAGGCGAGGTCCGAAATCCCAAAGGTCGCGGAAATACGAAAAGCATTAGCGCTGTATTAAAAGAAGCCTTAAATCAAAATGGAGAACTAAAAGTCGCCGGATATAGACTCGGCGAAAACGGCGAAAAAACAACAGAATGGGTTGAAGTGGTTGTTGAAATACCAAAAAAAGAAGCAATCGCAATCAAGCTTATAAACAAGGCGTTCAAAATGGATGACATGAAGGCACTGCAGATCCTAATGGACCGGACCGAAGGAAAAGCAGTCCAGCCCATAATTTTAGGCAGCAGCATCACTGATGACCCTGAAATGTTTAATAAAGTAATGGACCACGTAAAAAAATCAGTCAGCACCTCGGTGCCAGAGGTCGATGTTCAGCCCGGAAAAGAAAAAAATGGCCTTAGAATAGAAACAGAAGACTAAAGGAAATGCCGGAAAACGACTTAATACAACAAAACAAAAAAGAGATCCTCGAGCGGTTCCTGACCTTGAGTTTTGACTTTTACCGGTTTTTTGTTTGGTGCTGGCATTTAATAAGCGAGGCCGAGTTTATCCCCAATTGGCATATCAAAGCGATTGCCGATGAATTACAATACATCAGCTATTTTATAATAAATAAACTTGTACCACCATACAAAGAAATAATTATTAACGTCCCACCGGGATCAACAAAAAGCACATTAATCGTTCAGGCGTGGTCGATATGGCTAAAAATACAGGCCCCATGGATTGGAATTATTACGGTTTCAAACTCCCGGCCCCTTGCAGTAAAAAACAGCAACAAAGCAAAAGGAATCCTTACGCATGAAGAATTTATATTTTTTCAGCAGATAATCGAGAAAATGCACGGCGCGCCGATAATACTGCAGAAGAACAAAGAGGATTACTGGACTAACAACCATGGCGGTTTTTTTATAGCAACCTCAACACAAAAGTCGATTATTGGAGAACACGCTCACCTTCATATAATAGATGACGGTGACGACAATATCCAAATCAACTCAGAAGCATATCGAGAAAAAAACCACCATTACCTCGATCAAGTATTATCGCAGCGAAAATCAAGCAAAGACAAATGCGTTACAGTAACCCTTCAGCAGCGACTCCATGGAGAGGACTGCACCGGCCACAAATTAGCGACACTAAAACAAGATGACATTTATCACATTTGTCTCCCGGCCATTGACGAATTCCCAATCAAGCCGGAGAAATACAAAAAATATTATAAAGACGGGATGCTTGATCCGGTAAGATTAAGCCGCGATGTTTTGAATGATCAGCGTTACGTTTTAGGATCGGTCGGTTTTGCCGGCCAATACGGACAACAACCTGTGGATCCGGCCGGTAACATAATAAAAAAAGAATGGATAAAATACATCGATGAAACGATGATCCCGAGCGGCGGCACACGCGCAATTTTTATTGATAGCGCTTACACAAAAAAAACCGAGAACGATCCAACCGGACTGTTTGACTTGTACTTTTTTAAAAATAATATATACCTGCTAAATTTCATAAACAAAAAACAGGAACTCCCAGAGCTTGTCGCGTTCGTGATTTCATACGCTAAAATAAATGGAGTCAGGGCATCCGATAAGATAAAGATCGAACCCAAAGCAAGTGGTTACAGTTTGGAGCAATACCTGAAAAAAGAAAGCAACCTCAGCGTTTCAGTCATAAAGGACGGGTTAATAAAAATGAGTAAAGGCGAACGATTAACGACGGTGGGCCCTGTGGTCGAGAGCGGCCGGTTTTACATATCAAATCAATGCAGTAACACCGACGAAGCGGTCTCCCAAATTACACAATTTCCGAAATGGCCACATGACGAGGCGGTCGACCTCCTAAGTTACGGGATCAATCACTTCATCCTTAAGCTCGGTCTTGTTGAGGACATTAGCGAGGACCTCGACCCGGCCGATTTCGTTATGTAATAAAATAATTACTATATTTGAAAAACAAAAAAACAAACGGCGATGACAGAATTTCAAACACTTATAAATACGATCAAATCAGCACACCCTTACAACACGACAGTCAGCAAAGACGTCGAGTTTTATGACGAGGGTCAACATGAGATATTAAGACGGCCGGACAAAATAATTACGACTTACGAACGCGTGATTGAAGACGGAGTCGAGAAGTCAAGAAAATCAGGAACAAAGCCAATCGAGACAGCAAAAATCCCGTTTGGTTTTGAAGTCAAAATTGTGGAAACAGCGGTCGCGTTTTTGTTTGGAGAATCGGTCGGAATTGACAGCGATGAAGATGACCCAAGACCCATCACAACAAAAGTGCTTGAGGCATGGAGTAAGGCACGGATGGATTACCACAACAAAGAGCTCGCAAGGAGAATAAAGATCGAAGGCCGAGCCGGCGAACTTTTAATCGTAGATCCAAGCGATCCCGATAAAATAAGAATCCAACTTTTGTGCAAGAAAACCGGTTTTGATATTTACCCATGGTTTGATGGCATCGGTGATTTGAAATACATCCTAATCGAATATCAGGATTTGGATGAGGATGGAAGCAAGCGCAAAATTCAAAAGCTATACAGCAAAAGCAAAATCACAACAATAATTGATGGAATCGAATCTGAGGATGGCACTGCAATAAACAAGCTCGGCAAAATCCCGATCGTATATTATGATCAGGGCAAATGCGAGTGGGAGCGCGTGAAAACTAATATAAACAAATACGAGATGAGAGCCAGCCGTCACAGCGATACAACAGATTACCTTGGAGCTCCAGCGATAAAGACAAAAGGGACCATTGGCCGGATGCCAGACAAAGAAACCGACGTCCGACTTTATCAAGTCAAGCCAGACATCACCGGAGATCGCGCAAGTTACGGTGACGTCGATTATATGACCTTCCCAGATTTGCCAGAAAGCGTGAAAATCGACATGGATCGAAATTATGACGCCATTTTCAAAATGACATTTACACCTGATATTTCATTCGACAACGTAAAAGGAATCGGGAACATCAGCGGAAAAGCCCTCCGGTTTTTATTTTTGGATGCCATAATAAAAGCGAAAAACGCTGAGGAAATATATGGCCCGGGAATAAGCCGAAGATTGAACCTCATCGCCAACCTTTTAGGATATAAAAAAGCGCCAAACTTTAAGGTCACATTCAGAAGCATCCTGCCGGAATTCATGGATGAAGTAATCGAGAACCTCAGCGTCGCGATTGGCGGAAAGCAGATGCTCTCAACAGAGTCTGCGGTGCGCATGAATCCATTCGTAAAGAACCCAGAAGACGAGGTCGAGAAAATCAAACAAGAAGTCGCAACAGATAATGCTGGCGCCATGTAACACACATAAAAACCAAACCAACAAAACCCAATGAAAGAAAAAGCAATTGCCACAGTCGAAAGATTCATCAAGGCATTAAACAATAAAAATTACAAGAAAGCCAGAAAGCAGATCACTATTACAAACCAAAAACAAATGACCCTCGGCGCATTCAGGGAAAGAGTAAAGGACGCCAAGCTGCAGGATCAAATCGAGATTATATCAGCAGCACAAATTAACAACGTGATTGTGGACGTGAAAACAAGCGCCGGGATCGTTCGCTGCGTTTCAGAAAGCGGATATCATAAGGCGGCCGAGAACGGACACCTCGGTTTGAACTTTCAGAGCGCCACCAAATTATTCAAAAAGAAAGAAAACGATTGAAGCCTTACAGACTAAAATATTACGCATTCCGGGATGTACCAGAAGAAATGCAGTCGCTGAACATTGTGGAGCCAGAAAAAGAAATCTGGACCGCTGAGTTTTACAATATAACAGGCATCGATGCAATCGGAGTGAGCCCCGACGGGAGTGAAATCGAACTTTTAATGAACGGGAAATGGCATTCATTTATATATAATAAAGAGGCCTCGCGATTGATCGCGGACCGAAGAAAAATCAGCAAAGTCAGAATGTATGCGAATTGATGAAAAATATGCGCGTATTTTAGAATCCGAGATGAGGGTTATGTCGCAACTTTTAAACGAAAGATTGGCAGACCTCAACAGACGAGTCAGCCGACACATTAACAGCACAAAGATCCGCACCCGGAGTGCGTCGAACCGGTCTGTTTTTTGGAGCCAGAACTCAGGACTAAAAAAACAAATTCAAAAGGAATACAACAAACTGGCATCACAGGTGATCCAAGATACCATGAACGGAGCCGGGATGGCCAGTTTTTTAAATGACCAAAAAGGAGCTGAGGTCCTCGCCAACTATTTTAAGGGATCAGGAATCGATGCAGCAACAGCGAAAAAGTACAGCGAAAAAGCGGTCTTTGCATTTGGAGCATACGCAAGTCGAATCAGCGAAATAAGCCCGCGCGTTTTGGAATACGTACAATTAAACCAGAGCATCGTCGAAACATATGTCCGCGCCGGAATATATGAAGGCAAATCAGCCGCAAGCATAGCGCGAGAAATGAAGAAACTGCATGCAAACCCGGCGGAAGTATTCACAGTAAACGAAAAGGCAAATTACTGGAGACAGGTTAAATTTCCCAACAAAGGACGCGGAGTTTATAAGAGCATACAAAAAAACCTCGAGAGGATCACCCGGACCGAAATGAATCGAGCTTACCATTATCAGGATTACCTGAGACGAAACGCGCAACCATTTGTCACAGGAATAAAAATCGAGCTTTCAGGCAGCCATCCAATATATGACATTTGTGACGAAATGGTCGGCGTGTACCCTAAAACTTTTGTTTTTTTAGGCTGGCATCCGCACTGTTTATGCCGGACCGTTTCAGACATGCTGCCAGAGGACAAAATGAAATCATACCTTAGCGACGGGAAAATCAGCGTAAATGATTACACCACAAGGATCCCTGCGAACGCCTCAAAATACGTAAAAAAGAATTTTAAAAAGTACAAGAAAATGGACTGGGCCACAAACAACTTCACTCAGTCCGGGAATGTAAGGAAATCCATCGCAAACACAGCCAGACAAAAAGCTCCGGGATCCAGAGTGACAACAACAGGCAATTACAACAGCGCTGCATCACGCGCAAAAAAAGCGCTCAACAAATCACAACAGAAGACACTGCAGGGTTTCAGCTCGGGACAATATACGATTGTAAACGGATATGCCCGAGGACTGAAAAAATACGCAGGTAAAAGCGAAAGCATAATGCCACAGATTGCGGAGCTGGATGACATAATCGCACAAGCGCCAAAATATAACGGGAAAGCTTATCACGCGGTCCAAAACCCGGGGCCGAATTTTCAGTCGATAATTTCAGGAAGTAAAAAAGGGGACCTTATGGTCGATCCGGGTTTTATGTTTGCAGGAAATAACGCCGGGACCATTGGCCGATTTACAAACAACGGATCCGTCGTTTTTGAGATCGAGAATTTTACCGGCGTCGCAATAAAGGACATCACCGGAAAAAATGAGATAATAAGCGCAAGAAATACGGTCTTTGAGATCGTAAAAATTGAGCAAAGGACAATAAATAAAAAAAACGTTACCTTTATCACAGCAAAAATAATTTAAAATGAAGGATCCAACAGGCGAGGGTTATATCACAAGTCAATGCAATTCATGCCGACACAGGACCTCTGGGAGCTCGTGTGCCGCTTTTGATAAAATCCCGATACAGGTGCTCACAAACGCACTTAAGCACAACAAACCGCTTAAAAACCAAAAAAAAGAATATATTTATGAAAAAACCCGATGAAGGAACCCACAAAGCAACGAAATCGGAAACCGGAGCAAAAGCAAAACCAAAGACTCGAGGCCGCAGAAAAAAACAGGTCCCGGAGCAAAGCCAGACAGATGAGCGCTGCCCAAAATGTAACAAGCTTTTGTTTAAGGCGAGCGGTGATTACTACATCAGGATCCGATGTCCTCGCTGTGGATATCAAACAAACATAAAAAACAACCACAAAGAAAGTCGGCCCGATTAACGGCCGGTTACGTTTTAGCCATAATTGAGAGGTCCGGGTTTCATCACCCGGCCTTTTTTTTTAAAAAAAATAACATTTTTTGCAACTTTTTTCATAAAACGCTTGCGTCGTATAACATAATGTGTTACCTTTACATCAGTAAAGAAACAAAGAGATAACATAAAAAAACAGCACCATGAAAAACACAACAAATTACAAAAGAGGCCAAAAGGTAACTTACCAAAAAGAAATCATGTTTAAAGGAACCGAGACAGTAACAGCAACAATTGTGGCAATAAAAGGCCGGGTCCTTCTCCTTGACAATGGCGATACAATCCTTGTATATTAAAACAACCTGCCCCGGGACCAACCCGGGGCCATTACAAACCATAAAAAACAGAGACAATGAAATATATAAAAGAAAACGATATCACAAAGGCCGGATTTGATAATACACTTCTTCACCTTTACAGCAACGAGCTGGACCGCATAAAACACATCATCGCAACCAGCCACAGCGAAACCGATCTCAAAGATAAAATGAGGTCCGCTTATATTTTGCATTTCATGTTTGGATTTGGAGGCCATCACATGTGGGTAAAACAACTCCACAAAGGCGAAATAATTAGTGAACGGATCCTTTTAGTCCGGTTTGAATAATAACACTGCCCCGGGAACAACCCGGGGCCAACAAAATCAAAGGAGGTAAAAATGGAACAAATAAATACAACCAATCCAATGAGTCCTTATTACGATCATAAAAACGATCCGGAGCCGGTAACAATAACATGCCCGAGATGTAAAGAGGATATAACACTGGATTCAGACGACCGAATCAGCCAGAAGCAATGGCAAAACACAATAATGAGATGCCCGGAGTGCGGCGATTTATATGAGCTGCAAACTTTTGATATTGAAGACGATATCAACAGCAGCAACTTTAAAAAATTATACGATTGGTTAAACAATACACCATAAAGAAAAAAACGCTATCTTAGCGATTCAGAAAGACGGCCCGGTTCAGGGTCATGCTGTATATTTTTGGTTTGTAGGCCGGGTGTGGTGCCCCGGCCTTTTTTTTAAAAAAAATAACATTTTTTGCAACTTTTTTCAAAAAACGCTTGCTTCGTATAACATTATGTGTTACCTTTACATCAGTAAAGAAACAAAGAACAACCCTAAAAAAAACGACATGACAGCAAAAACCAAAAACAACGCGACAGAATACAAAAGAGGTCAAATGGTAACATACCTTGAAGCATTGAGATTTAACAAAGGATATATCAGGAGAACAGCCACAATTGTGGCAATAAAAGGCAATATATTACTGCTCGATAACGGCGACGAGGTCAGAGCATATTAAAAAAACCAGCCCCGGGACAATCCCGGGGCAAAATATAAACCATAAAAAAAAACAGTATGAAAAAAGAAACATTTATCAAGGCAACGATTGTAAATGAGCAGATCGAGCAAATCGACAAATTTATCTACCAGATGGAGAGGGTAAATAATAAAGCATTGATTGCGCCGACAATTACACTCGACTGCGAAACAAAAGCAGGGACAAATGTTAACAGCGAAATCGATCTGGCATCGATGCCGGAACTTTCGCGAGAAATCACGGAAATTCTAAAAAGGAAAATGGACGAAAAATTAAAAGAGATGTCCGATTTGTAAACAAACCAGCCCCGGGACGCTCCCGGGGCATTCATAAACCATAAAAAAACAGCAAAGATGAAAGCAATAACAGATCTTAAAAAAGGAAACCAATTCGAGGCAGGAACACCGCACAATGTAAGAAAAGCGGTGATGGATCGAATGAGGGTCAAACATCCAGCCAAAGTGACAATCAGAATCGATCATTCTATCGATATCACACTCAAACTTCAGACCAGCCAAAATCCAAACGGTCTCTGGTTTTACCACAGCGAAATCACAAAAGAACAATTAAACAGAATCGCAGGACGCCGAGTCGCAACTGGAGCCTCAAAGATCCACCTGATTATTTCAGACCTTGGATTTATTTATATATCGATACCAAACCGGATCAAGCCAATTAATATTAATAATGACAGAATCGAAATCCAATAAAGAACCAGCTCCGGGTTTCAGCAGGAACCCGGAGCACAAAAACAAACACCATGATCAGAATAATAAAAACGAAAAAAGAGCTTCGCCGGTTTGTCAAAAAGAACCGGAAACAAATTATAAATATAAACGGGTTTAAATTTGGGGAAAAATATCCCATAATTGAAACAACAAATAAATCCGCGACATTTTACGATGTAAAAACACAGGAAAATCAAATTTTGACTGCGCCGTTTAACGTAACAATAAAAGAGGATGTATTATAAAAGTTTTGAGCTCACCTGCATAGTAAATGAAAATGCACCGAGCCCGGCCGAGAGGATAAATTCAGCCGACAACGCGGTCGAAATTTTAAAACGTAACTGGACCGAAATAGAGGCAATCGAGAAATTCAAAATAATTTTGCTAAACAACTCGAGGGAGGTCCTCGGAATTAAGACTTTATCTGTTGGCGGAGTCACGAAGACAATTGTGGACCAGCGAGTCGTCCTGAAATACATATCAGACACCATGGCAAGCGGGGCCATCATAGCACACAATCACCCATCCGGGAATTTGGAGCCAAGCAATGACGACACCAATCTGACTGGGGCCCTTTCTTTTTTACTTCAGGTCGCCGGAGCAAAATTAATGGACCACATTATCATGACGAAAAACCAATATTTTTCATTTCACGAAAACGACCGCATGCCGAGCTTTACGGTCCAAGAAGTAAACGATCACTTCAGACAAATCTTGCCATAAAAAAACATCAAAATTATGAACGATTACACAATAAAAAGATTAGCCCTTGTACTCGCTGTGCAGGCAGAAATTGAAGGCATGAAAGCAGAAAACATGCAACGTGAACAACAAGGTTATTCAATGGCATGGGCAGAAATTGATTTTTGTCAAAAAGCAGAAGAACTCCGAAATTTAGCAAACGCACATGACGATCAGCTTTAGTCTTTCGCATAACGGCTACAGGTATGACAATGTAATTTTACGGATTTGAAATACAAAATAATATGATAACAAATGAAGATATATTTCGGCTAAGGGCTGAATACGAAAAAGAAACTGGATTAAAGGTAGATTACCTGAGTGATTCGATAATAACATATACTAATTGGTTGGAGAAAAGGATAGTAAAATTACTTACTATACCTGATGTTAGCGGTAGTGCTTTACCTAAGTATGATTGTGATGATTGCAGACACTACCCCTGCCAAACAGAGCCAGATAGCCACGGAAGCCAACAAAGGAAGATAGAATACGGTAAATGCGGAGACCACAGTAAAAGAAGTGATTAGCATTACCGCTAACGTTCGAGTATATATGTTCGGTTGCGATTAAAAGCACGAATGTATCAATTTAAACAAAACTTAATAAAATGATAGAAACTTCAAATACAGCACAAACCACAACTGACATATATACTATGTTAGCAGCTGGCGGTTTCAAAGTTTTAGTAGCCTGTGAAGAATCGCAGACAGTTTGCAAAGCATTTCGTGCGTTGGGAATAGAGGCTTATAGTTGTGATTTACAAGAACCAAGTGGCGGACACCCTGAATGGCATATACAAGGCGATGCAGTTAAGGAGTCTTATAGTGGTAAATATAATATGATGATTGCACACCCACCCTGTACTTATATGAGTAAAGCAGGTGCAAGATGGATGTACCCAACAGCACGGAATTTAGATGCAGTGAGGTTTAAAAAGGCAATGGAGGCGAAAGATATGTTTTTAAAACTACTAAACGCACCAATTAAATACATTGCAGTTGAAAACCCTGTACCTTTAAAAGTAGTTGGATTACCAAAACATAGCCAAGCCGTGCAGCCATACGAGTACGGACATGAATACAGCAAGAAAACCCTGCTGTGGCTTAAAAATTTACCACTATTAAAGCCGACTAATGTAGTAGAAAACTATAAGCCTTATTTACCTTCAAATACAGGAGGAAAGAAACGAGGACAAAGTTATAGTAGAGGAATAGCAAAAAACGCAAAAGAAAGTAGTAAGACGTTTGAAGGTATAGCGAGGGCAATGGCTGAACAATGGCTCATAGCTTGCGCACAACGCCCGTGGATAAAACCGTTTTAATGGTTTATTCCACACCGTTAGCGATTCAACTGCTTAATTAAAAGTAATACAACGAATCAACAGAGCAAGGTTTTTTTGTCCTTGACAAATAAGAAAAAAAAATTATATATTTGTACGAGTATTTCATCGTGAACTTTTAGAGCCCCAGTGAGAGCCAATCAAGCTGGGGCTTTTTTTATTTACATAAAACAACAAGAAAACATGGACAGAGAACAACTTTTACAACAATTACAACAAATGGGGTTACCATCTGGACTGGCAGACTTTATCGATTTGACCAAAATCAACAGCGAGGGAGATCTGAAAAACGCAGTAAAGGGATTAATAAAAAAGCCGGCAACAGTAGATGAGCTGCTCGCCGACGATTCATTAAAGGTATTAGCAAACCAGCATGCCGACAAGCGAGTGACGGAAGGAATTAAAAAACATGACGAAACCCGTCGCGAAAAGGAAAAACAACAAAACAACGAAAATCCCAATGACGTCCCTGCATGGTTTAAGGAATACCAAAAGCAGCAGGACGAAAAACTGCAAACAATAACAGGCCACATTAACACGCAAACACGAGAGGCGAAAATTGAGCAAAACAAAAAAAGACTTGAGGCGATCGCGACTGCAAAAAAAATGAAGCCGGACCTGTTAAAACTCGTCGTAATTTCAGACACGGACACCGATGACACCATCACTGAAAAAGTAAAAACAGTGATTGAGACAGTCGGAGAAAATGCAATTATTGACAGTGAAGATCCAACGATCCCCGGAAGGAATCCAAGGACACCAAAAGACGTCAAACAAACAACAAAATCAATCAGTGAGGCATTTAATAAAGAAGTGCCCATCAAAACAGACAAATAATTTATTAACTAATTTTTTGGAGGACAAAAAATGCAAATAACAAAAACAGACGCCGATCCCGTAAAAAAGGTGATATTTGGCAATGAATACGACAAGGATGGAATCGTTTTATTTAATAGCGGTTTTTCTGTCGACGCGTCCAAGTTTGGAGCGGAATCAACGTACATCAAAAAAGGTACAATCGTCGGTATTGACACATCCGGCAACTCGAGAACAGCCAGTCCGGTGAAAACCGCAAAATTTCACAGTGGGGAAGGCACAACCTTTAACATTTACAAAGGCAGCGAGTTTAAAGTCAACGATTATATCTCAGACGGGTATATTTCAAAAAAAATCACCGCGATTTCATACGGCACGGATTACGATACAATCACGATCGACGGGGCCCTGTACAAACAAATATCCGGACAAATTTATTATTCAGCTGAGACTTACAAATATCGCGCGCAAGTGCCGGCCCTCGCAACAGTAGTCGAGGCAGCAACAAAATCGCTCGCAATCTCCGCAAATGGGTTAAACGGTCGTTCCGTAATATTAAGCCAAAACGGAACGGACGCCTTACAGGTGCTATTTGCAAGTGGCATCTTGTATATCAGACTCGCAAAAACATCAGCAGAAAAGAACACTACAGCAAATATTGAATGGGCACTTAGAGCCCTCGGTGAGGTGACGCTTGAAGGCGTCGATTTTACAGATGCAAGTGTGGTCGGAACCAACTGGACCGATATCACAGGCGGCACAATCACAACTGCAACTGATACGTTCAAAAACGGATCACCTGTTGCACCGGTTCCGCCATACCCAACGCCAAAGGGAATCGTCTGGGTTTCAAAAAAACTCGAGGGAACTCCATCAATCACGGTCGTGGCAACAGCGCATGAAGTAATTACTGAATCGCTGCCTTATCCCATAAACGACACGATAAAGGACGCGCTCTCAAAATGGTTTACTTTTGAGTAAAATCAGCAGCAGCAAAAAAACAATTTTCTAATATAAACACATAAGGAGAAAATAAAAATGGAACCTACATTAATAGATTTAATCGGTACAGCGGAGACATGGCAGGTCTTTGTTGATAACACAGCCATGAGACAGGAAGATCCTGTCTGGAATCGATTTTTTAAATTGAAATTTACAAACGAGCTGACGTGGCGCTCATTTTTGGCAGAAAACCGGACAACGACTGCGGCAACCGTAATTGACCCGAACTCGCCAACTCCATCCAGAGTGAGAAAGCCAATCGGCCAGATTTCAGGATCGATCCCGGCGATCGGTGAAAAATACGTAATGGATCCAAACGATCTCAGAACATACCTGCAGCTCGTAAGAAATCCGAGTCCAAACGTTGACCAGATGCAAATGCTTGTACAGCTACTTTATGACGACACATCCGCCGCCATAATGGCCCCACACAAGCGACTCGACATGATCGTCCTTGAAGCAATGTCCACAGGCAAAATCAAATGGGATAGCACAAGCAATCCCGGCGGAACACAATTTGAATTCGAACTCGGAATCGAGACAAAAGGAGTCACCTCCGACTGGACCGATGGCGGAACAGATCACGATCCATTAAAGGACATCAAGCGCGTAATTGATTACGGAAAATCCAAAGGCGTGAAATACAACTACATCAAAATGACTCAGAAGACGTTTGATGATATGATCGCCAGTGAGAAATTCCAAAAAGTAGCTCCGATCATTCGCACCGCGCTCGGTGGTAATACGGTCGAATTCGCCAGCCAGATAATTACTCTGGACATGGTAAATGGATATTTTAAAACAATAAACTATCCGCCGATCGAGCTGATCGACGTCCAGATCAACGTCCAGACGAGAGCCGGAGACATTTCTATGATTGAACCTTTTGCGGACAACCGCGTCACGTTTATGAACAGCGAAAATCTCGGTCACCTATTCCACACTTGGGACACTGAAGAAGTGAAACCACAGAGCAATAAAACTTACGCGAAAGCAAAGAACGTTCTGGTTTCAAAATACAGTAAGGATGGAGAAGAAATCACAGAAGGTAAACTTCTGGCATTCCCTGCCTTCTCCAATATGGAAATGATGGCAATTTTGAAAACTGACACAATCGAGTCTTAAAAAAACAGGAGCCATGACGAACCTCGAAGCGTACAGGACAATCAACAGCTGTGATGAAAATTACGCAATTTTGATGTTGGAGAACAGAGGGTTAGCAGCAAACGACGGGGACCAGAACACACTGGCCTCCGCGTTTGCATATTACGACAAAGCCAACGACTCCAGCTTCAGTCAAGGAAGCACATCGGAAAAAATCGACGCATCGACACGCGCACAATGGATTAAAACAGCAAGAACTCTGGCTGCATCAGTAGGAGTCACGCTGCCCATTGACGGCGGATCAGAGATCGACTTAATGGAAATATAAAATGAAAAGATATCCTCATATAATAAAGCTGATAAAAGTCACAACGACAAAGGACCCAGACGGAAATCCGGTCGAGGTGAAAACAGAAACGGAAGTCGAAGCCGACGTCCAGTCAAAAACGACATCCGTAAAAAACAGCGACGGGACCATTTCTCTGGTTCCGGCATTCAGGATTTTTTTAAAAAAAGGTATTGACATTTCAGAGATCAGCTCGATTAAAATAAACGATAAAACTCACAGCATAATTATTAAGACGCCAGAAAATCAACTAAACACCGAGATAATATGTCAGGCTTAAAGATATCACAGGCATTCAGCATGGATGAGGTGCTCCGGGACATTGACGACTTCGTCATGGACCAGCAGCAGAAGACAGTGATCGCACTTTCATATATTGGTGATAAAATAGTTACAAACGCAAAACGGGATCACACATTTAAAACAATCACCGGACAACTTGAAGCCAGCATTGGTTATCAGGTCTTAATCGAAGGAGAGGTTGCATTTGAAAAAACGGCCGGAACCGGAGAAGGAGCAGAGGACGCGATGGTTTTATTTCAGGAACTCGCAGAGCAGGATGGCGTCAAGCTTGTAATTGTAGCCGGGAAAGATTACGCGGCTGCAGTCGAAGCCAGAGGTTACGACGTAATCAGCAACAGCATCCCAGAAGCAAAAGAGGTGCTGCAAGACCTAAACAAATTACTGAACGAATGACAGACTTTCATACATACGGAATCGATGACGCGGTTACAGACGTTTATAAAAAACTGACTGCCGCCGACACCGAAGGACTGCTCGGAGAAATTGACAAATACAACCGAGAGCTGACTGATGAAGATCCTGAAGTTTTTACAATAGTAAACAGCCTCGGGACCAACAGAGGACAGGTGGTGGATAATTGGCATGTAAATGTAAATGTACACCTGAAACTTTTGTCTGGAGCCAAAACACCGTCCAGTAAATTAGGACCAATAAAACAAATAATAGATCCCGTTTTTAATGACACCGGAGACGGCGTGACCTCATACGAAATTTTATGGGACACACTAATCGCAGGTGATCAGGACAAAACCGGATATATAATTTATAATTTCAGATTAAAAATTTATAAAACATAGGAGGATCAAAAATGATACTAACTAAAGTAACAAAGTTTGAAATGGGAACTCCCGGAGATGGGGTGATGGGAACATCCCTTACTCAATTTAACGGGATCCGCAAGGGAACGATGACCCTGACAATTCCGACACCGGAGCAAACAAACATCGAGACAGAAGAATCAGAAGGCGCGTGGTTAGTGATTCCGGGAGCCAGACTGATGAGCTTTAAGCTTGAACTTGTAGGCGTCGAACTTGCCGACTGGAATAAATTCTTAGGCGGAACGTATGACTCACCCACAAAAACCTTGAGTTTTCCCACCGCTTCATCGGTAATCAAACAGAGCGTGAAAATTACCGGACAAAATGAAAACGGAGTCGCTCAGGAAATACAAGTCCCTCTGGCGCAAATAATGGGAGCAATTGATGGAGCCCTTACCAAAGACGACGCGCGCGGCCTTGTGGTAACAGGAAACGTCCTGACTCCTTACACAGCTGCTGGAGTGATCCAGTCTCCGCTCTTAATCAAGGATTTAACCGCTTAACATTTTTTGTAAAACCAAAGCCCCATCCACATGGGGCTTTTTACCTTTTTTTTATGATAGAAAATAAAATCATAAAGGCATTAAAAGAAGACGCGATCGAAGTCAGCGTTCCAAGAAAAATAAAAATTTTGGGCCGTATATTAGGTGATAAAATATACCTGATAAAACCGCCAACTTTGCGATCCTGTTACGAATATGCCGAAATTCTGGTGAAGTTTGAAGTCAAGGACAACGACTCCAACGCACCGGATGAGGTCGCAAAAATAGTCACAAATAATGAGGCCCTGTTTGCAGATTACCTGTCCGTTTTATTTTTTGGCAGAAAAAACCGCAAAAAAGGCAGAGGGTTAATGCGTAGATTGACAATAATTGACCTCAACAAAATCGTACAGCTCACGGTGAGCAATATGGGGGTTTCAAATTTCGCGACTTCTATCGTTACGCTGAACGCGTCGAGCCTGATCAAAGCGTCGGAGATAATAGCCATCGCAAAAACAACACGCGAAAAAGAAACAAAATAGAAAGCATCGATCCTTGGCAAATTGCGGTCATCGCCGCGGATCTGTTTGGATTTACGTTTGATTATACAATGAACAAAATTTCATTTCAAAACCTACAAATGATGATCAACGCAAAAACGCAAATAATTAATGACAGAGACGAGGCGAACGAAAAAAACAAACCAGAGCCGGAAGAAAGACACGAACTCTCAATGGAAGATCTAAAAAAAATACCTGACATAAAATTTATATAAAATGGCAGTAAATACTCGAAACGGCGGACTGTACTGGAAAACAGGATTAGACATCGGTGGCCTTCAGGCAGATGCAAAAAAAGCCAAAGGAATAATTGGAAATTTAACAAGCTCGATCACAAAACAAGACCTTGGAGCCGGAGCTGTCCTCGCGCTCGGTTTTGCTTTTAAAAAGGTAACGGATCAAGCGGTCGAATTTTCAACTCAGATGGAAACAAGTCTGACCGAGGTCGCAACTTTATCATCGTATGTCACCGATAACATGGATGCCACATACGAACGCATCGCGAAAATGGCAACGGACACAGCACAACAGCAGTTAAGCCTTTCATCCGCGATGTACGATGTTGTCTCCGCCGGTTACGATGAGGCCGACGCGTTCAAAGTACTCGAGGCCTCCGCCATAGCATCAACCGCCGGGTTTGTCGATGTAACACAGGCCGTCGATGGAGTTACAACCGTACTAAATGCATGGGGGAAAACAGCAGATGACGCGGAGCAAGTAACCGATGTATTCCTTACAACAGTAAAAAAAGGTAAAACGACATTCGGAGAGTTTGCTCAATCGATATCAGTAGTCGCTCCATTGGCAGCCTCCGCTGGCATTTCGTTTGAAGAAATAGCAGGAGCCACAGCATCACTTACAAAGCAAGGGGTCCCGACAACCGTCGCAATGACTCAGATCAGGTCGGCGATCATCGCGCTTATTGATAACATGGGTTCTGGCGTTTTTGAAACACGAACGCTTCAGGAAGCAATCACCGAGTTTTCAGACTCCATGGATGGCGACTTTAATAAACTAAAAAAGGCCGCCGGTCGAATAGAAGGAGTGAATGGAATCTTGGCATTGAGCGGAGAAAAAGCCAGCGAGGCATCCGAGGATTTGAAAGCAATGGCATTAAGTGCCGGATCGGTTGAGGCGGCATTTAATAAAGCAGTCGTCACAAGCGAAAATCAAAGCTTGATCCTTGGCGAAAATTTAAAAAAAGCGACAAAGCCGCTCGGGGACCTTTTCAATAAAATGGGAACCGACATTACTGTTTTTATAAACGAGGCTTTCGAGAGCGGAGCACTTCAGACATTCGCGGACACACTGAAAATCGTTGTACCAATATTAGGAGCTTATACAGTCGGAGTGAAGCTGGCAAAAATGAGCACGCTGGATTATTTGATATCCCTCGAGGCGCTACAAAAAGGATTCCTAAAATTAAACAAAGCATTATTAAGCAATCCTTACGTTATAGCAGCAGCAGCAATCACAGCAGCAACAATCGCAATTGTAAAAGCGGTGAAGAATCACCGAGAAGAGGTCAAAGCACTGACGACCGACATGAGCGAGTTAAACCAGACGATGACGACACAATCAATCGAGCTTGATGGATTGTTTGACACGCTAAAAAAATCAGCCGAAGGATCAGAGGAGCGCCGGAAGGCAATCGAAACCATAAATGAAAAGTACAAGGACTATCTGCCAAACCTGCTAAACGAAAAATCATCACTTGATGAGATAGAGCAAGCTTACAAAAATGTAAGTGCAGCGATGAGCGAAAAAGCGATTGAACAATTTAGAGCTCAGGACATACAAGAAGCGACGGAATATTTTGTCAAAGAATACAAAGATGCCGTCAAAGATTTTGAGAAAAAATTAAAAAGAACCGGAGCTTCAGAAATAGAAATATCACTCGGAACAGCAGCGCTTAATGATTACGCAACAAAAGTCAGACAATTAAGATCGGAATCAGAAACGCTGGACCTTTCAACTGATGAGGGTTATGCGCGAAATGCCGAAATTGGACGTGAGATCCTCGAAGCAAGAGCTCAACTTTCCGAAAAATACGGAATATCACTCGCAGAGATAAGCAAGTCAGAATCAAAAATCAATTACTTATACAAAGAGCAGCAGTCAACAATCCAAAATATAAACAGGGAATACAACGGTCTCATTGAAGGATTAAAAGCCGGGAACGCTGAAATTGATAATATAAATACTGGCGAAAAAACCGATGAACAAAAAGGAGAAAAAACCGATGAACAAATTGCAGCCGAAAATGAGAAATTTGAAAAGCAACTGAAAAAGCAACAGAAAGACTTTGAAGATTTCAATAACTACAAAAGTATTCTAACAAAAGAACAACTCGCGGATCAATACGAGTTACAACAGGAATATGGTGGCGATTACGAGAAATTCCTTAAGGACCAACTGGAAAAGAACAAAGACAATATCGAAAAACAAAAAATAATAATTGATGCAGCAAAGGCATCCGGTGTCGATTTTGGGAACGACAAAGGATCCTTTGAAAAACAGCTAAAAGAGAATGCAGAAGCATTTGAAAATTATAATAATTACAAAACCACACTTTCAGAGCAGCAACTGGATCAAGAATACAAACTTCAAAAGCAGTACTCAGGAAACTATAAAAAATATTTATTAGACCTGCTAAAAGAATATGAAGGCGACGTCGAAAAACAAAAGGCAATAATCGATGCAGCAGTCAAAGAAGGCGTGGATTTCAACCGAGAAGAAGTCGTCAATGATGAGGACCTGACAAAGAAGCTGGAGAAATTACGCAATAAATACCTGAACGCAAAAACAGCGATTGAACAGGAATCTATAAAAATAGAAATGGAAATTGTCGCGGAAAAACTAAACGTGACAGATATCGAGTTTTCAGCAAAAACGGCATCCGAAAAAATCATCGCAATAAACAACCACATCGACACACTGCAGAAGCAAGGAATCGAAGCAAATACACAGGCAGAAAAAAAATCGATTGAAGATCAAATCACATATTGGCGATGGAGAGCCACAGAGGTCCTCGACGTTCTGGATCAAGAAAAAGAGCTAATGACCGATGTGCATGAATTGACTTATTCCCAAATCAGAAAGCAAATCGCATTAATAAAAGACAAGATCGCAACGGAGAAATTATCAGCAGCAGAAATCGAGAAGTGGGAAAGCAGACTCAAAGCTCTGAATGCGGAAGGAATGGTCGCGCTTATATACAGTGGCGGTCAATTTTTAGGCATCGCAAATAAAATAAATGACACCTTTAAAGAGATTACCGGAGAAACAAATGAAGCGGTCGACAACATCCTCGATGAAGCCGGAGCACTCGCAAAATTTGCATCCGGGATGATAAGTCTCGACATTGGAGACGTTGTCGAAGGCGCACTGGAGCACCTGAAAACGATGACCAGAATCAGTGAAGAAAGACAAACACAAAATGCCAGAGATGCCAGAGCACTGGAGCAATGGATCCAGACGGTCGGGTTTTATCAGGACCAACTGGAAACTTTAGAAGACCTCCTAAATAAAAGTGCAACTGACTTCGAGCGCGTCCGAAATTTAGCCGGTTACTGGAGGGACATCGGAAATGGTATTAAAATATACGTAACAGGCGCACTGGAGCAAGCCGCCGATGCCGCGGAATTATATCGGCAAACACTAATAAAGGCGCTTGAAGTCGAGCTCGGGGTTTCACAATCAGAGTGGGAAAAATACGGATATACAATTGAGAGCATAATCTCCATGCTGGAGCAAGAAGGCCGTCTCACTCCGGAAATTGAGTCCATCATTGAAGGATGGGAAAACGCAACGGAAAGCGCCGAGGATTACGAACGCCAACTTAAAGAAATTCTGACAGGAACAACGGCATCACAACTCAGCGATGAAATGTTCCGAATGTTTCAGGAAGGCCGAGTCGCCGTCGAGGATTTCGCGGAGTTTTTCGAGGACACAATGAACAACGCAATTGTTGAGGTTTTTAAACGTAGCTTCATCGAACAGCAAATGGTCGAATGGTATGAAGCATTCGCAGAAGCCATGGCCGATGGAATAATCACAGACGAAGAAAGAGTCGACCTGCGGGAATTGGGGAACCAAATCGCTGCCGATGCAGCAGCAGCATGGGATGAAATCCAGTCCATCCTTCCGGGATTTGAACAAGAAGAACAAGAAGAAACACTCACGGGTGAAATTCAACGATCGATCACTGAAGAAACGGCCTCAATAATAGCAGGAACAATGAACGGGATATTAGCATCCACGATCCAGATCCGAGAGTCGATGTCCGACATTTTAGGTTACCAGCAAAAAATCGAAAAAAACACATATCGATCAGCGGAAAAGCTGGACCAGATTTATAATCAAATGACAACAAACGCAAACGAAAACGGAACAAATACCGGACTGATATGACAACAGAATATTTTTTTAATACGACGAATTTATCAGAGTGGGAATGCTATCCGACTGCCGTCACCGGGAACCTTGATTTTTTAAGCAGAAAAGCGATCCCGGGAAATGAGGTTTATTACATTGACGGTGCAAACATAAGAGTGGATGATGGTAGTATTTTTTTTCAGGAAAGAACGATCCAGTTTGAAGCGGTAATTATAGGAAACACGAGACTGGCAGCCATGAATAATTACAGCGCATTTGTCAATTTTATAAATACAAATAAAAGCTTTGTACTTAAGACACCTTACCAGATGGAGCACACGGTCATGGTTAAGGATCCTGCGGACATACGAATATTAAACAAATTTATGAGCGGCGCACTTTATGTTTTTAAAGTGAAGGTGGACCTTTTGGAGCCAAACCCGGATGACAGCTTAAAAGATGGCGAATCACCAGCAACGCCGCAAACCGGAATCGAAGGTGGATCCTTCATGGATGAGGCAGAGCTCAATGCAACTTATGCCATCTACAAAGAGCACGTCGCCATTTATAACACTCCAGCAGTGAAACCCGGACCAGTAAACGAATCAAATTATCGAACCGGTAAACAATATCCGGGAACGGAGAAATTAACAAGCGGAGCATCGCATGTTTTTAAAGGTTACATCGCGACAAATACGATCGAAGACGCCATGCTGAAACTTCGACAATTCAAACATGACCTTTTAAAACCCGGGTTTCGACGTTTTGAGTTTAACGGACGGCGGTCATTTTACGCAGCATGTACGGAAGGCGGTGCTGTGAAATTCAAAATGCGCGGCGGATATAAAAAGACACCCGTTATTATAGATTTCAGCCTGAACTTATACGAACCTCATTACAACGGAAGTGACCAGCGCTTTAAATTAAATTTTGACGGCGTCGATCAATACGGAGAAATGAATGGATCATACATCGATAACGCCCAAACTTTGGATTTTTTGGTTTCAGGATATACAGCCAGTGGATCCAGAGATTACCTGATATTTGAAAAAACAGGATCCAACGGAATATATTTAAACAACTCCGGCAAAGTAGGGATCCGGATCGACGGGACCAACCATGACTTTAATTACAATAACAGCAACCTGAGCGGAGACAACCGTCTTACTTTTGTTTTTGACAACGACTCAGCAACAAAAACGGCTTCATTATTTGTTGATAACGTATTTATTGAGAGCTTTACAATCACAAACGAATACAAATCAACCTGCGTATTTTTTATGGCCGGAGATCCAGTCTTCCAATCCCCGTCCGTTTTTACTCAGATTTCAATAAAAGAGTTTAGGGTTTGGAGCAAAATTTTTGCAAATGAAGACATCACATCCGGCCGACACCTTTACAACAGTGCGGACCAGATCGCGAGATTTAACAGCATACTGGCAACAACGGAAAGCTTAATTGATGAGAGCGGCAACGCAAATCATTATAAATTGTATAATGCACCAACTAAACAAGAATATTAAAATGGACATACAAATTTATAGTTTTAGCGGAGCAACAAAAATGCTCATTGAAAATGTGAACAACGCACACGAAATTGCGAGCTTTCAAAATACAAATTATATCACGGCAACCGTCCAGTCAACGGAATACTGGGATTTGATCCCCGGAGATTTTATGACCGTAAACGGCGAAAATTACCACATAATAAAAACGCCGGAATGTATAAAAAAAGGACCTAATTATTTTATTTGGTTTTTAGCCTTTTATCACGACGTCCATTTTTTCGACCGCTCAATCATGAGAACCACAGATGGAAAATTCAATTTTGACCTTACACTGGACGCGGAAGGCTTTGTCGATTTCATACTTGGCAACGTAAACAACACATTAAGAGTCACACCTGAGTATTTTACAAAAGGATCCGTCGACACAACCGAACCTCAAAATTTAAGGTTTGAAGGCATATCAGGATTAAAGGCACTGCAAATGGTCTGCGAGGCATTCGGTCTGCAGTATAAAATGGCATCAAAAGTTTTGAGCCTCACAGAAAGCGCCGGAGCCGCCACCGGTTATGCATTTAGAGTCAGCCCGGACGGAGGGTTAGTGTCGATAAAACGGAATCCAGACAGCAATGACAAAGTGACAACTTCCTTATTTTTTGAAGGCAGTAAAAATAATTTACCTCCGGGATATAGAGCAAACGCAACACATCCGCTCGGATATGATAGACTCAGACATGACAATGGCGCATATATAGACAACACAAGATATTACGAGATTGGTGGATGGGAACAATACAGAGTTTTTGATGAGATCCAGCCGACATTTAAAGGAGAGGTTACAACAATAATATCAAAAAAGGCCTTCACCGCAACTGCAATTGATTTCAATATAAACGATCACCTTGTGCCCGGCAAAACAGCTAAAATTGTATTTACATCAGGAGACTTAAATGGCCGGTCATTTGAAATCGCAAATTACAACCATACAAACAAAACGATTACCATTACAATAGGATATGACGAAAGCGGAAATGAGCTGCCAAATGACACCGTAAAACCATCGGTCTCGGATAAATTCGTTTTTGTGGATATATACATGCCGGAGTCGTACATTACATCAGCAGAATCAGAACTGCAGTCAAAAGGAACGGATCTGATTACCAAATACAATTATTACCCATCGGGATATGCGGTCGAGTTTTCAGAACAGTTTTTTAAAAAAAATAATATAACATTCAAACCCGGAGACAAAATCACCGTCATAGATTCAGATTTCAGCTTAAACGGAATAATGCAGGTAATGAAATACACCCGGAGCCTTGAGGACCCATTCAGATATTCAAATGTAGAGATTGCTGTTTTGAGACGAATGAGCCTGCAGGAAAAATTACTTAGAGCAGAACTCGTCACGCGAGCCCGGACACCTGTCGCAGTGACAAAATCCATCACGGCCGGTGGATTGAATGAGGCCCAATTTATAACAGTAACACTCACAAAAAAAACAAAAACATTTTTCAATTTTACAAATGTTTTGCCAGACACGAATTACAGCATTTATCCCTCCAGTATAATGATTGCAAATCAAATAATATGGTTTGAATACCCAGAAGAAGACAAAGAGCCAGATCAAGCCTCGGTCATTGCATCGCAGGACGTGACGGTTACAGTGACAATCATAAAACACAACTAAGTATGAAAAAACTATTTTTATTAATTTTGGCACTTGCCCCATTTTTTGGTTTTGGTCAATACGCAGAACTTGACTCGGTCAAAGTAAACAACCATATAAAAGTCGAAGACGCCATCACGATCGGAACCGAGACAATAAAAAAAATGTTAACAATTGAGGACTCACAAAACAACAGTGGATCAGCTCAGATTTATATCACAGGATCGGCCGATGGGACAACCAACAAAGGCGTCGCCGGATTAATAAATAAAAACGCATACAACAATGACCTTTTTTATTTTCAATTATACAACGGCGCACTCAACAACAGAGACAGCAGCACCGGATTAATTGGAGCTTTTGACAATAGAACATCGTCATATTTGGAGCCGATGAGAGTAAACATCCCGGATCACAGCTTAATCCTTGGAGCCAGAAATCAGATGAGAGTCGGAATCGGTAAACACCCTGCAGAAAAACTCGATGTAAATGGAAACGTTGCGGCGCTTGAATTTTTAGGAGCGATGGAATGGTCTTATATATACAACGCGCCATCATTTATTACAACAGAGACGGACCCGGTCTGGACTTCGGACAAACCCGGATATTATACCAGCACCCAAGTCGACAACCTGCCGGTTTCAACCTTCACAAACGACGTCCCTTACTTGACAAGCTACTCGGAGACGGACCCGG